GCACTCGTCCACGCGCTGCCGTTTGACGTTAGAACATTTCCAGATGTGGAGGGGGAAACTAAGGCCAGATAGAGTGTGTCCAAGTAGGTTTTTAGGGTGGTTTTTATGTTGGACCAGGTCAGTTTCTGCGTTAACGGCGTACCTGCCGGATCGTTGACTACCGGAAAGATATCGTCATCGGTAGGCGTTGTCATTGCCGTTAAGTTGCTAATTTTTGTGTCTGCCATTATGGTAACCTCGTGATGGGTGATCCGGAAGGCTTGCCGATAGCACCATAGATGTTATCAAGCAGCCGGTCGGTTGAAAGAAGTGTGTGATCTGTGAAATACGCCAAATCACCGGTGTGCACAACGGGACCCTGGAAGATCATTCCGGACGTTACACCGGTGCCACCAGCGCCCTCGGCGTAAATCGCGGCAATCTCTGCGGCTGTCAAGATGCGATTGTAAATTCTGACGTCTTTTATAAGGCCATTGAGCGGAGTAGCGTTGTCGTAAATATTCCCAATCGTCAGAGGTGCGCCCTCAATGCTTTGGGGAAGACCTACGGGCGCCGATAACGTTGTTATTGTTTGCGATACGCCGTTGATATACAATTTTGCCGCGGCTAATCCGGTCCCACTTTCATCCCTGGTAACAGCTACGTGGTACCAAGCACCCGCGGCCATAGTTCCCGAGGAATAATAAGCTGCGCTTGTTGTTTCGTGACTTCGCTGGTAAAACAAATTTCCACCATCGTATGTGTAGAAAGCATAACGTCCACCTAATCGGATAATTGACTGAGCCTTTCCCGTCCAGTCAGATATATAAATCCACGCTGTATCACACCTGGCCGTCTGGTTTGATACAGTTGGTAAGTAACCGTAATTAATTACATCCGTTGTATGGGAATAATAAAACTGAGTCGAGATAAGCGACAGGCCTGCGGCCAGGCTGAACGCCTGACGCAAAACCCAAGCAAATGAAATTACTTTCCCTGGCATAATACTAATCTCCACTCCTTGAACGTAATAATAACCATCGCTGCCTGATTGAGTCTCTTTGACTCTAACTAGAGACCCTACGTCGATACTGAGCATGGCCTCCATGAGAAAGCTGCTCGAGTTGGCTACCATAACCACTTTGTCCAGCGTTGTTCGCGGTTGGCTATCTCTGTCGAGTATTTTGCTTGCCTCGGTTTCGCCTGAGAATAAATCGCGCTGATATTGTTGCTGTATGGTTACATTGCTGTACCCATACTCGTTATAACTTACGCTATTTTCTTTGCTTACCTCGATGGGATTATATTGGTACACACCGGTTCCACGTGCCTGCAACTTGGTAATATAGGCCGCCGCTGTATAGTCAGATGTCAGCGTGTAAGTAACTCCTTCGGTACCGTAAACAGCGGTAACTGACAAATTAGCGGTTACGTTGGTACCCGTGCCGCCAGACGCGGTGTTCATCAGGTAATCCGTTGTCGCAACCGGAGCAATCATGGTCGTGGATATGGCGTTGACTGTCGCGCCACCTATTGGATCGCTGTAATTACCGCGATAAACAATCGTTTGGTTGGCACCGATCATCATTGCAGTCGATAGGCTGTAGAGCACCTGCGCACTCGTATCTATGCGTTTTGGGTAAGCCACGGCACTGACACGGTTGGCAAGCTGCCGACCGTAGGAGATTTCAATCGCCGCCATTGTGTCATCGACGAACACGGTTTGAGTTTGGTCTAATATTATTTTGTCGCCTGTTTCGAGTAATAAATAACTGCCGCTTTCCATGAGCATACGACCGCTTTCCTCGGAGCAAACTGGAACCTCGTCCAGCGTGTGTAATCCGTTGCGGTGATTGTTGTTCTCGAATACCAGCTGTTCGCCGGTGGCCTTTGTCTTCCGAAGATAAATATAGCCAACTTCGGATAAGGCCAACTTTGAGAACTCAGTATAGGCGCGGGTATGCGTGGTCACAGTGTCGAATAAAGCCGGAAAGGTATTATTCCCAACGTCGTAACTCGTCTCTTGTGGCTGAATTGGCATAGCCGGAACGATAACCACCAGTGCCTCATCTGCCCGTTTGTTTGCCTGATAGCCTGGGCTCACGAGTGGGTACTTTGCCGCGTAATCCATCCAATCGAGAACGGTAACGTAAACCTTTCGACCTACCTTCGGACTGGGCTCTATTCTCAGGCTGTCAATTTGACCCCGAAAACGTATATACGAAAGGCCATCGTAGGTGATGACCAGCTTTACAAACACGCCTTTTTTCCAACCAGCCAGGGCAGCGGCGTTACCTGGTGAATATTTCCCCGTTTTGTTATTGAGCGTGAATTCCATTGACCCAGTATCTGCCAATCTGTCCAGTGGACCGTTACCAGTTATGCCCCAACGAACTTGATACTCGTGGTCTGTAATAGTATCCGGCGTAAGGTCTACCCATGATCCGGATAAATATGCGTATATTTGTGATTCGGCTATCTCTTTTTGAGACATTAGCGGCTGACCTGTAGAATCGCATCACGGAAAACGCGCGCCATCCTGTTGTAGTCAATTCCCGATTCGCCACCACCGCCACCACGTGGGGTAATTGTTATTCGTTCCCCGCCGGACGCGGTGTCGCCATTTCCTAGTTGGAAGCCCTCGTGCCCGTATGACTCAGGGATAAGAAACGAACCTCCGCTAGCGTGGTCAGCTTTGCGATCTGAAAAATTGTCATAATAATCGCTTATGGCGTGAATATTTACTATTACATCTTTGTTATTCGGGATGTTATGAATAGCTTCGGCGATACCGTTAGCCTCGGATATTGCGTCGCGGGCTTCGGAGATAACTTTATCAGAGTAGATACCCCATTCCTTACCTTTTTCAAGCAACCACTTAATTTCATTATCGTCCAGTATTCCGTCTGCTGTCAATTTGCGCTCGAGTAATCCAAGGATAATCTTTCGATTGGCCAATGTATGCTCGGCTTCGTTTTCTTTGACTTTTTCACCATTTAGCAAAAGCGCTGCATCGTATTCGGCAACCTTGTCTTGATCTGTTTGCCAACCTTTTGCAATTTCTTCGGCTCGCTTTCCTTCGATTTTTATACGGTCTTCAGTCAGGCTAGTTACTTTCTGGTTGTACTTTTCTTCAGCTTGTTGTACCGTGCCGATGGTAGATATCAAATTATTATTCGCGTCAGAAACGGCTTGTTGGGCTGCGGCAAGGTCTTCAGCGGATGCGGCTGCGGCGCTTGCAGATTGAGAAGCGGCGTCTGTGGCCCGGGATGCTTCAAGTTCTGACTTAGCTTGTTCGAGGGCCGCTTTTGCTGATTCTGTCATATGTCGACCGCTAGCCAGCATGGACGCAGAGTAGTTGTCATTGGCTGATTTTAGTATTTCAACTGCCCTTGCGTTGAGCTGCCCAGAGTCCAGCAGTTGAGTCATGGCGGGTAACATCTTTGTACCAATCGAGACCTGGAGTGCCATAACCGAATCGTTCCAGTTATCCAGTGCGAATTGATAATCTCGCGCCTGGTCAAGCGCCTTCTGAGTAAGGATCAAACTTCCACTAACTGCGGCGCCCTGTTCCTTGATAGCCTTACTGCCTTGCTGTAGAATTTCGGTAAAGTCAGCGTAGCTCCTGCCCAGGTTCTTTTGGGCGAATGCGTTTTTGTCGGACTGATTTTCGATTGCCAGGTACTCATCTGACAATTTCGCAAGGCTGTCAATCGTCAGGATAATGCCCTCTTTTGTAAGTGACCGCTGCGCAAGCATAGCCGAGTTGGTGGATACTTTGTAATCGTCAATAACCTGTATTAAGCGGCTGGTTTCTTCAGCGCTTGCACCGGTCACTTGTTGCAATCCCCGTACTTCGTCAGCGTAAGAGACCATCACGCCAACGGTTTGCTCAAGTCCCATTTTGATATAACTGAGTGCTTTTTCAGCCATATTGACGGCGCTGGAAAAGTCTGTCATAGACATGCCAGCGGGCTTTGTGCTCTTGTCAACCTCAGATAGTTGCTCACCCGTTACACCTAGCTTATCGTTAAGCTTGTCTACCACCGGGCTGGCTTGATCAGCCGCGCTAAAAATTACTTCGACTTTACTCATTGAATAATAGTCCCATACGTACCAGTAGACCTAATATTTCGCGTTCTCCGTCGCTCAGGTTGTGGATCTGCGCGCCGTGTGCACTGCGTAAATGCGCTATGGCACTGTAAACATTGAGGCAGGCTGTCATGCTGCGGATTAACTTGTAATCCTGATCCATTAAGCCACCCGTATCCGGTAGGGTATGCCATCGCTCGCACTGCCATGCAAGAAATAAGGGTGGGGGCGGCGGTTCGTCGCCATTATGGCAAGCAACAACCGCCGCGATTAGTTTTTTTCGAGTAGGTCCAGACTGTCTATATGCTCTTTAACTTTTACGCCTGCCCACACCAGCACGTTAGTAATGTCTGGATTGGTAAGCTCATCCAGATTAGTTTCGTGATCAGGCATGATGTCACAGTGCCACTCGGTAATAAGAGGCACGGCGCCCAGCCACAGACGTTCGAATACAGGCCGACTGGGCACACGTGCTTCACTAAAGTATTGCAGCTGTTGCCTGACAGTGATCTTGTCAGGAACGACAAAGCGCGCACTCGGATTTTGCCGTGTAAATTCCATGACCAGCCCTAAGTCAGCGCAATGCTGGTGCGGTTGACAGCGTCGTCAATCGTCAGGGATGCGCTGAACGTCTGTAAGCTGTTGGTCTTACCGCTGTACTGGACGTTGGTCAGGTAGCATTCTCCGTTGTAATAACGACCGGTATTGACCTTCCACTCAACGGTCTTTGAAACAGATGTGGAGGCCGCAATCAGCGGACCGAAAATGCCGTCTGTAGTGGAATTGACCATGCCATTGATAGACAGGGTTGTACCCGCCAGACCGGGGATATACGAGCGATTGGCAGAAGACATGCTGCTGTCTTCGATCAAATCGAGCTGGCGCTGCAGATCCTGCTGATTGAGATAGGGCTTAATGTCTACCAGCGTACTGGAAGCGCCGTCCATTCGAAATCCCATGTCTTTATTTGTAGTGTTTGCCATCGTTTACTCCTTACTCAAAAGTTGTTTTAGCATTTCATGATGTGCGGTGTCATAGTGCCCGCGGCGTTCGGCTGTTTCTACCTGGGCGCGAAGCTGTTCAATCAACTGCTCGCGTTCGGTTTTGGCTTTTACAGGTTCTTTATTCGGCATAAGTCACAATCTCCTGTTCCTTCCATTCGATAATTACGTCTTGGGATAACCAGACAAGCGCGCCATCTTTATTCCAACGCTCTTGCATCTCAGATCCACCAACCACGCGAGAGTCGATAATGGCGGTGCTGCCAAGTTTGCGGTATTTTGTAAACCGATCCTTGACCGCGTTGACATAGCCCTGTAGCGAGGTGCTTGACGTGCCATCATCCATGTACAACTGCCAGACCTGCACAATCGTACGATTGACCCATACGAAATTATTGTCAGTATCCTCGGAAAATATACCCGGCTTGATAATCGCGTAATGGTCAGACGCGCCGCCGTTCAGGAGCTGCCAGGATGCGCGGGCAGTGTTCGCAGCTGAGAACCCGGTCACGTTTTGCAACTGGGTCAATACAAGGGCTTCGCCCGCTGGGTAAGTCATGGCTTAGCCCAACTTCGCCCGGACAAAACAGTCTTTCGCTTCGAGTAACTTACGCATACCGGCGCTTTTCTCCGGTCCATCCGGCAAGGTTTCCTCCATCAACTTGGCAAGGTCGCCAACCGGCTTTGAGACTTCCTGTAATTTCTCGGGAAGATGTGCGTATTCAAAATACTTTATCGTTGTGCTTGGCATTATTCATTCTCCAAATTGCTGACCATTCCAGGAACGTCAAACTGGTTACGCACGAAACTTGGCTGCGCCAGGCTGTCATCCTGTGGATCTGAGCGCATCGTTTCAGCGTCCAACCCTGTGTATTGCAACCCATCACTCAGTTTGTACGTCTGGGCAACACCAATGCGCTGAATTCCCAACCGGTTGTCGTTGATGAAATTGGCCGCAGCTGAATACAGACCGTTGAACGCGCCAATCCGGCTGCCGTCCGCTTCGCTGTAGCCTGTCCCGCGCTGGGTCAGCTCGGTGTACTTAGTTGCCTGGTTGGTTACCCAGTCGTCACCCATCAGTTTGGCGGTTGAGTTGGCGCGGAAATCAGACGGTCGGAATCCGGCTTGAGCCAGGGAGATATTCAAGACGCCAGATGCGCGATCGATAAACTTCTCTAAATCCGTCAGCGTTGGGCGGGTGGTCGAGTTGAAATTAGTCTGACCTGCTAAAAGATGGCGAGTAAAAGCCTTTATCTCGCCTGTCGAAGAATAACTATCTGTCCTGATTGTCATACGCCAAGATCCTCGTATTGAATTAAGCGAAACGCAATATTCAACGCACCCTGCGCAGTGAGCCTATAAAGATAAGTCGTGTTGGATTTCAGGTCCCATTCAATGCTGTCTTTTGTCGCGTTTCCAGCTTTTTGACCGGACCCAATAATCCAACCAGATAGTTTTGTGCCAGCCGCCGTAACGGTAGGCGCGGTGAATATTTCCGTCTGTGGGCTTCCGGCTATATTGCGGTTGCGGTTATAAAATGTCGCCGCCGTCCCTGGTGCGCTGGTAGTAGGTGTTTCGAAAATCTCCAACCAAACTTCGCCCGTGCTATCTACTTCCGCAGTGACGTGAGGAGTGCGCAGAGTCGCGAGGACATCTGCCACAACGATGCGGAAATTAAGCACCGCATTCTGCGCCATTGCAGCTGGACCATAGGTATATTGCCAAGTCTCCCCCTCGTGAAGCTGGTGATGGGGAAAATCCATGAAAACGGGAACATCGCTGATCGGATCAGTTGGGCCAACCGCAACCCGCACGGCGCGCAACCCGGTGGCAGGTAATGTCACAAGCGCAGGCCCAGTCATTACTGCTCACCGACGCGCTTAAAGCTTTGCACCTGGACGATTGCCCCGGCTGCGGCGCGTGCGATCTTGAGCTTCGAACCGTCGATTCCTTCAAACCAATACGGGCTGTTAGCCGCAATCAAAAGCACGCCGGTGGATGCGGCTGGCGTGGTTGAGCCGTCCATCGTCACACGAACGCTCTGTGTTTCGACCGACAATAAGATTGTCGTGCCCGTGATGCACGTTGTATTAAGACTGGCCGCCGTGCTATTAAGGGTGATCTTCTGGAAACCCTTGCTTACCATCCCGGCTGGTGCGTTGCGCGAAAAGCTCATACTGCCTCCTAGCTCTTACTGAGCGGTAAAACCATGTAATGGGGAAGTTCCATTTCCGTTTCGCCTTGATCATCAACGGTCGTGGTTAAAAAGGTGGAAAACTGAAACTTGATACCAACGGCATTGGGGTCAGCCGGGATCTCGACAAAGTCTTCGGGCGGGGTGAATGTCTCGCCTTCTTTTGCGGTAAAAACCTTACGGTTATGCTTGAAACTGAACGGCGCAAATGCTGTATAAACTGCTTTCTTTTCTGTGGGCATATTACTATCCTCGTTTTGAAAATTCATTGAACGGATTGCTGTCTTTCGTCGCTTCGAATTGTTCACGACGCTGATCAGCGTTGTCTATCATGCCTTGTATGGATGGGCTGCGTCCGGTGTCTGCGTGCGGAGGTAGCCCGCCCCAGTTGACGCGTGGAGCTTGCGGCTTGCGGTGCATTGTTACTCCACAGACCGGGCACACGATCAACGGGTTATCGTTCATCCCGTGCGCGGTTGTCAAATCGTGCGTTGAGTCGGTGTAGACATAGGTTGGCATAATATTTCCTGAAATAACGCTGCGTGTTTATCGGCATAAGCCTGCCAGGTAAAGCCCGCTACTATTTCGCGCCGTGCGTATTGCGGGTTGATAATTGCCTGTAAGTGCGTGATCAACTCTTCCGTGTTCGAATAAAAGCAATCAGCCTGAAGAAGGTCATTGGCGTAACCAACGCGCGGGGATAAGATTGGAACTCCAGCGCTGAGAGCCTCAAGAACTGTCAGCGGACCGCCTTCGACGTAAGATGTAACCAAGAGTAAATCCAATATACTGTAAATTGTTTGCATTTCATCTGTCGTCGCTTCCGGGATATATTCAACTCGAGCCCCTGCGTTGCGCATTTTCTCGACGATGTCGTCCCATTTTCCACCAGTAATAACGAATTGAATCGCGGAGACATCCATCATCCAGCACAAATCAATCAAGATATGCCCGCGCTTGCGACCGTTTGGCTGCTCGTACCCAATCGCGCCCACTCTCAAACAGCGGGGTTTATAGTCGGTGTGACCTGCGTAAATCACGGTTATTTTTTCGGCAGGAATACCCATGCTCATCAGCTCGAATTTACCCGTATGTGACATAGCTACGATGTGATGTGCTTTTTCTGCCGCTTGCATTAACTCTTTACGGGCAGACGGATTGACGTGAGTGTAGAGCATGACGTGTCTGGAATGTGTCTCGAGCTCAGTATCGGCCTGGCTCATGGTGTGCCAAGGAATGTGATAATTCAGATCCGCTTCCAAGTTCACGTGTTCGCTGCTGGTCACCTTGAATTCTGGCAAATCCAATAACGGCTCATACATTTGCCGCATGGCGTTCGAGTGGTACGGCTCCACGATATGAACGTGTTTCACATCGCCGCCTTTGCGTCATCGATGCGCGCCTTCTCGGCTGCCCATGCCTTACCAGCTGCCTTTGTCAGGTCCGCTGTCATTTCTGGTGTGTAATCTGGCAGCATGCCCATGTAATCAGATGGCTTAAGCGGGTAATTCAGCATGTGCCCGCAAGGAGCGCCACTGTCACCCATGAGCTGATAACCTGCCAGTTTTGCAAAGAACGGATAGCGCACGTCTGAACCTACGTTTGTTTTCAAAGCTCGTAATGGACGTACTTCTTCTTCGAGGATGGTTACGGCTGCGTCTATGGCGATCTCGCTTCCCTGGTCAAAATTATCTACTGACTTGCGCAGTGATTTGACCGCTCGCATTATGCGCGCCAGATCATAGGGGTACACGTCCATGTCATCTTCGATTACATCCGCTTCACCCTTGAGCAGCTGCCGGACCGCTAAAACCACATCCCTGTGGATCAACACGCAACCCCAACCGCTTGCGCCAATCGGGTAAAGCGTGCTGGGTGCTATCTGGCCAGTCCACCACTTGAGAGGCATGACGCCTCTGGGGGCAGGTTGAAACCAGATCGGGGCGATCGGGGCGTACATCCTGCGCATGTAGATCCCGGAAACATAAGGCAGTCCGTGTGATCGTAATTTCTCCAGGGTGTTTTCTGGGAAGATCATGTCCGCGTCCATTAAGAGCAGGAAGTCTGCCCCGCTTGCCATGAAATTATCAAAGTGCTGTTGCCGTGCCTCAAAACCTTTGGTTGCCCGGATGCTCTGCATTACATCACCCGGGCGTTTGGTCATTTGCATCATGCTGTCGTGACATTGGCCATGTTCCAGTTCGCTGCCAACTGTCCCGATGTAGACCGTACCGCTGTAAATCTTTTTCATACTATTCTCTCCGCACTGAGAGAATAACGGGGTAGCCTGCGAGTGCGCGCAAACTACCTCGTCATTCGTGAGATTAAGTTGGCAAAACTGACGTGACGTTGGCGTACTTCCAGGTTGTGCCGGTTGTCCGAATCGCTATGCCGCTGACTCCGGTGGAGTTGGTGACATAGGTCCAGTTGTAACCAACGGTTCTGGTCGTGGGTTTTGCGGCCACGGCGCTAAACAGAAACCCGGTCGAGTTGGCGTTGACATATTTCTTACCCGCCACCTGTAAGGCGCCAGAGGTAATGATACCGGTGCTATTAGAGGTCAGCGCCTGCGCGCCAACCTGGATGCTACCCTTGACGATCAATCCGCGAATGGTTCCTTGTGGATGTCCGGCCATAATAGACTCCTACGCCACAATGGTCTTGAAGAAGTAGCCCATGTCAGCGGCTACGGCTTTTTGATCCCACTGTTCTTTGGATTTCAACACGTCGCTGTCGCGGCTGTCGTCACGATAGCGGGCAATTACGCCCTGACCGCCACCCGGCTGCCAGAAGAAGGTATAACCGGCTGAAGCATCGAAAATGCCAGGGTTACCGCTTGTGTAGCACACCAGAGCATCGTTACCGATAATCCCGGCGCCACTAAAGGCTTGCCCTTCGTTGGCAGAGTTGTAACTGGCTTTACCGACCAGATACTTCTCGAGCCCGAATAAGCTAGCCATAGCGCTTTCGACAGTTGCCATTGTCGCGGTCTGGACATACTTGACGCGATCAATAACGTCGGGGTGATTCATCAAGGACTGGTGAACGAAGTAACCGAGCACCATTGTGTTGCCATCTGAACCAGTGTTATTGCTGATGGTTCGGCGGGCAGTCAGAACATTAGAGACTGGATCGGAACTGGTGTAGTTGTTCCAGTCAGTGGCGGCGTTGTTGTCGTCGGTGCCCCACACAGATAACGCCATGAAATCGGTAGAGAACTGGCGTTCTTTGCGGATCAGGCTCTGTTGAGCCAGCCAGCGTGTTCCAGCTTCTTCCAATCCCATCGGTACCTGGCTGTTCGCGACAACTTCATCTGCGATCGGGTGAGCCAGTGCGTACTGGACAGTCACGACAGTATCGGTAGTCAGACCGTAACCCGAGCGGGCATAATCGCCACCCGGAACGCGGACTTGCATGCTGTCGGTGAAAAAGTATTTCTTGGTGAAGATGTAATAGGTGTCGCGTGCCTTTTCAACGGGCACGAGCGGGAACACCTTCGAGGCCACAAAGCGGGTATCCGCTTGCTGGTAACCGATAGCCAGGTTTGTAAGAACTGGATCGATCTGTTGAACATTGCCAATAGTAGGTTGGGCCATTGTTTATCGCGGCTTAGTAGCGCGCGCCTCCTGGGATGAGCAGCACGTTGATAATGTCACCGATTGCGGATGCGGCCATCAGCGATTTGCCGATTGCCTGAACGTTGTCAGTGGTTGTCCCAACGACACGGCTGGTGGTGTTTACGCCCAAGACAGATCCGACCACGATAGTGGAAGTTCCCGCAATAGCTTTGACGATACCGGAGTACGCAACTTCAGCGGCTTCGCCAGATTTCGGGTTGTTCTGAAGAACGCCAACCACCTTACTGACAAGGATGCTGGTTGCGGCCAGCTGGCAAACTCCAGCGGTGGACTGAAGGGAAACCACTTTGAACTGCTGCGCGCTCAAATCAGCGTTCGCGGTCAGTCCGGGGATGGTTTCGTAACGGGTTACGAATGGTTGAGGCATGGTTATCCTTCCTTTGGTTTGCCGGGAACATACTCGGCATAGGCTTTGAACAGATCAGGCGCTTCATCCTTGGCCAGGGCATAAGCGTCCTGGTAAGTCATCTTGCCTGTTTTCATCTTGGACTGCACAGCGGCAGCAAAGGCTTCGCGCGGGTCAGAGATGGCGTTGGCGCCGTCGGTCCCCAGTTCGCCAACCTTGCTGTAATCGATACGGGCAGCTTGGGCACTCAAGCGGGACATGACCCACTCAGCCTGCTCCGTGGTCATCCCTGCCAGAACTTCAGCAGCTTCACCAGCAGCTTTGCCGTCGAATTCCTTGCCGAACTTCTTGTCTTGCAGATCGGCAGTGAGCTTCGTTACGACTTCGGCATGCAGTTTGTCTGCTTCCATATGGGCAAAGCGGACTTTATATTCATCGCGCTCTTTCATCGCGACGGTGTACTCTTCGGGAATAGACATCTCTGGCTGCGTTGGTGCCTGTGGTTCTTTCGCGGGCTTCAGCAACGCCGTGAGCTGCTCCCAAAGACCTTTCGGAACCTGTACGGTTTCTTCGGGCATTTGTTCTGCTCCTTGATTGGAATATTGCGACGTATAAAGGGCCGTCGCTTCGCCCAGTGCGGGTGTGTGCAAAAGCGCATCCCCGACAATTAGCGGGCCGTTGATCCATTGGCCCGTAGTTGCATCCTCAATCGCTCCCCCATCCCAAATAATCTCAGGGCTGTGATAGCGATAACTGCCATCGGTGGCGGCTGTCTGTCCCTTGTCGGTCCATTCGGGTATGGCATACAAGCCATCGTCACGCACTTCGAGCCCGATAATGTGACCACCTGCCGGGGTTGTATCTTTGTGGCTGCCCATTTTTACAGGCGGCTTGAAGTGTGGCAGCTTGAACTTGGCCGCTGATTCGGGTGTCAGGTTGTGAGTTGGACCACCAGATGCGCGCTTGATCTGGCCGAATGGTAGTAAGCGGTAAGCCTCTCCCGGTCTGGTAATCACAAACGCGTCGTACACACGCTCACTTGCGTACTCAGCGAGAGGAGATTTCGCCGCCGCCTGCGCTTCTTCGGCGCTGTCGTGAATGGAAATTACCTGAGCTTCAGCACCAGGTGTAAGCCGCTTCAAAACATATTTTGCGTTTTCATTAAACACTTTCAGCGTCATGTGATTTACTCCGAGAAACAAAAAGAGCCAACCGGTTAAGGCTGGCTCTTGGTACAAGCTCGTGAAATTCGGTGCTCGTAGGCACTCTTTTCCATTCAGTTGACGATCAGAACTCTTTTATTTTAGCACAAATTCAGCTTAATGATAATGGTTATCGTTTTCGATAAGATGCTTAAGCCAGGCTGCTATCAAATATCTCCCATCCATCTTCGCTCAGGCGCTGGATCTTCAGCAGGCAATCAAATAACTCACGCTCTGATTTTGTCTGTTCTGCAAGGAAACCGGGGAAGCCGCCAGCAGGGGATATCAGGAAGGCCACGGTTTGAGGGTCCCCATCGTTTCCGGCGTCTAAACTGTTAGCTATCCAATATATCCCAACCAGGTTGAGCGTGGTTGTTTGTTCCCGTTCCAACGCCAGGCGAAACATGCCGGCGTAGTCATTGCCGTTGATAACGGGAATCATCTCAAGCGCTTCGAACTTGGGTCGTTCGCCGCGCGCAACGATGTAATCTGTAACCATACGGGCGTGCTCGGCTTCTTCGTTCGCAGCTTGCTCAAACATCGTTTTTGCGCCAAGGCGATTTACCACGTCGGCTGCAGCAGCTAGCGCCCTGTAAGAGGCTTCATTCGTGCGCTCAATCGTCAGTTGGGCCTGCAGTCTATTGACCAGGTTCTTTGGTAACATTTTTTACTTCTCCACTTTCGACAATGATCATCCGGGTGCACTTGCATCGTATCTCAATTCTCACGCCGGGAATATAGGGGATGTGCGCGCGGAACAATAGACGCCCGCACGATTGACATCGATAATCGCGGATGTTAATCTTTGGTTGCACTCGTGCAGCGTTAGGGAAAGTCATCAGCATTATTTACCCTCAAGAAAGTTTGCCATTGCGTCGGCTAAGCGTTGCCACGTTCGCTCAATCTTTGGCCTGGCTTTCTCAGCGACTTCAGATAACACCCACCAGCGACCTTTGTGAACTTTGGCTTGTGAGTTGTCGCCAATCACGTACGGGGCGTATTCCAGCTTTGTGCCGAATCGACCTTCCCAGCTTTGGCCAATCTTTGTAACTGTAAAAATCTCAGGCGTGCCACCGCCGCCGCCCTCGAAGCTACTGCCAAGAGTGCGGCCAAGCGTACCCGTACGGCGATAACTACTATTACTGGGAGGCGTTGGGTATCCTGGCACACTCTCGTGCATTACAAGCAGCGTTTCAGTCATAGCCGCTTCCATGCCTGCGTCAAGTTTATCGGGCCACTGGCCCATGCGTTCGCGTAATTCTTCCAATCCCTTTACTTGTACCTGGATCACTTGAATATCTCCGAGAATTTGCGTTTGCTGGCTTCCTCGCTTACCACTGGCTTTGTCCAGCATCGGCAGCGCGGGTGAGCGGGCGGCATTGCATCTTTATCTCCTATGCCGATTTCTGTATTATTCAGCGGACCGCAGATCGGGCACACCAAATCATCATTTGCCGTTTGCCAGCGCACGCTGCCGACCACTCCGGTACTCTCCCATGCAATTTGATTGCCTTGGGCATACGCTCGGGTTGTCTCTGTGATCGCGATCATCTCCGCGCGAACATCGCCAAATATGGGCTCAAGCCTTGCAGTCAGTGCGTCCAGCGGCGAACCCTCGTTTATCCAGTCCGTGATGGCTCTGATAACAGTCTCGCGGGTTGTGTCGGTGATCTTCTTGATGAGGTCATAGCGATAAGTACGCGCAAAATCAAGCGCATCTTTGTTGACTACGTTCCAGTCAGCCAACACCCGATAGTTGGCGGGCAAGCCTTCCACGCCCTCTTTCACACCATCCATCACCGTCACCATGATCAGCGAATACATGGCATTCCATAACTCAGCTTCTTCGCCTTCCCAAAAAGCAAGCTGGCGCGGGTCGCTCATTTTAGATCCTTTGCGGCTTTCAGGATGCGCTTTTTCTGTGCGCCAAAGAAGTCATTCATCGCCCTGGTAAATTCCCGTTCGCGTTTCTCGCGTTTCTTCGCATCGATCGCAGCGCTGTAGGCATCCGGGCCTTTGTCGGTGGGTTCTTCCTGGTCACTTTCCGGGGGAGTTGGTTTCTGCGCTGGCATCTGCTTCAGTCTCGCCATTGCTTCAGCGCTGGCCGCGTCTTTTGCGACTTGCCGGAGCTGCATTTCGTTAGACAAACTGTCTACATCTTTTTCGGGCAGATTAACTACGTTGCGCAGCCAGACTTCGTCCTCTGGTGTCCAGGTAATAAAGCTGCCAACCTTTTGCAGGAAATCGGCCACGGCAGTAATACCAACGTTACCCTGAGCGGGTGTGTGCTCAAGCCTGAGCCCTTTGGCGTCGTAGCCATTCAGATCCATGAGCTGCTTGATAGCAGTTTTGGTGAATGTCTCGGCGATAATGTCGCCAACGGCATTGACTGACATTGTGAAGAAATCGGTTTGATCTTTACTGAGTGCCAGTGCGCCCACACCGTCTTGCCCCAACATAAGAAACTGAGCAAGGGCACTGGTCAGGATTCGCTTTTCGTAGCGGTTGATCGTCTTGTCCGTGTCGATCTGCTTTGAGCCGCCAGTGGATAGCAAGCTGAGCGACCAGCCTTGCGGTAGCACAATGCCGCTCTGTTCATCGTTGCGGATGTTACGCACAATCTTGGCGGCTTTCTTGTCGTCCGTATCAGCCCCGCCTGTGGTTGCACCCATCGGCAAAGAGATAACCGGCAGGCCAGCCAGGTCGCGCTCAATACCAATGGCTTCGATTTGCTGGATATGTTTGATGTAGTAATACGGCACCCATGCGGTCCTCAAAATCGAACGGCCTTCGGGGTTATCCCGCTCGGTATGCAGCCGGTAAATCATGAGCCGCTCAATTGGAATCGATGTCGGGTGATACTTGGGCGGGGCCAGCTGCACAAAACCTTTCAGACGTTGCTTGGGGCTCTGGTCGTTAATGCTGTTTTGTACTTCTTCGTACAACCAGCGGTAAACCGTATCTTGACCGCGTGGGCTGAACGACCGCCACAGCATCTTCCCATCAACCAGCTCATAGACCATCTCGAAGATAGCGAAGCCGAAAGGTAACATGGTCAGCGCTTCGCTGATATGGTCATTCCATGAGTGCTCAAGATTGCGCCTGGCATCCTCAAGCAGTTCAAGCCGTGGATCGTCGCGATCATCACTGGCAAACGTCCAGGACGTGGAACGCAGCGGGTTCTCGATACTCAGTAACAGCGCCCCAATGATAGGGCTGTTCAAGCGCATCTCGTTGAAGCGCTTAAACGCTTCTTTGCCGCGCAGCTCGACCAATGGCTCCTGAAAAATCAAGCCCGTGAACTGGGCCAGACCAGTAGTGCCAACTTCGAGATTTGGCGGTAATCCCTGGTTGGTTATCAGTTCCTGCCCACCAAGGACGGATGGTGGCGGGGTAACAATCTGACCCGCGGTAGGGTCTGATATAACCCTGGCTTGAGCTGCATAGTTTTGTCGGTGTTTGTTTCGTGCCATTAGAATCTCCTGGTCCATGATTGCTGTTCGGTGTCAGTGTCAGACGGTCCGCTATTTTCAAGCCACTTGCTTGATTGCTCTGGTTGCGCATCTGGTAAAGACGCAACCGCGCCAGCCAGGGCGTTATCGAGATAACGCAAAGCGTCCAGGCTGTGATCGTGCTCTTTTATCGGCTCGTCTTTGCTGGGCTTCCAGACGTAGTTTTCAAACTCATTAATAACCTCAGTGCACAATGGATCTACCGTAAGCCTGGGCAAGCCATCACCCTGCACTTTGAGCCTATTTTGAATAGCCTGAATGCCATCGAGCACGCGCCCTTTTGCACCCTGGGCACGAATACCAGCGTTTTGCATATCGGCTATCAGTCCAGCCGCGGCAGCGTCTACCGCTACCATGCTGACGCGATAAGCATCCTGCCATGTGCGCGTTTTCTCGACAACTACGTCTTGCAAAACTCCGCGCTTGTAAAATTCTCGGGCAATGTGCCACCGGCCATCGCTGTCACGTCCAATCAATAATAAAACAGCCGGGTTTGTATAACCTTCGTCGCACGCGATAAACCACTCAACCATTTCAGATATAGGACGCTGCTTGACATGGGTCGCAACACTGAAGCCATCGTAAACAACACCTTCAGCGGTTGCCCACTGCCCTTCAAGCAAGCGCTGCCTGCGCACGCCGCTTAAGTTATTAAGCGTTTCCATTGTGACCTTGCCCCGGTCGGTCAGGTTGCCGGCATCGTCATACAGCGTTGGGTTATCCCTGTGAACACTGTTAAGCCTTGTCAGGCTTGAACGTGATCGTATCCAATGCCGGGTGCCTGCTGGGTTGCAATCGCCAAATAACTGAGCGTAGGGCGAATTGGCCGCACGACCGGTCGCACGCGTAAGCAGTGTTTCCCAGTCTTCCAGCGTCAGTTCTTCGGCCTGATTGACGTAGATAAAGTCTCTTTCGCCGCCCAACACTTTGCTCGGGTTATCCATGCCGCCGATCCAGACCTGGGACCCGTTTGGATATATATATCTTTCTGGGCTGGTTCCACCCAATATTTTGACGGCTTCCATATTTGCTACCTTTGCAAATGTTTGGCAAACTGTTCCAGGCATTGTTACTGCGAATTTACGCACAAGAGCGGCCTGGGCCCCTGGGTATTTCCACATCAGCGCGTCCAACTTGTGCAGGCCGCCAAAAGTTTTTCCAGTCTCAGCAGGGCCAACCAAGATTACCTCGTGGTCGCGGCAGCGCCAAAACTCACGCACGGCGCCGCGAAGTGTGACACCGCCTTTGGTCTGTTCTGGAGCTTCGACGATCTGGTATTGAGGCAGGCTCATATCTCATCCATCTTTGCGCCGGTGATAATTTTGACGGTCAGAGCCTGACCTGCCGTTGACATATCCAGGTTGTCTTTGTACTTACCGTGCACGCGAAGGATCTTATCGAGGGCGGTTTGCTTGTTGTAAATCTTGATGGTCATCCCGTTTTTTGGAGAATAGGAAAACTCTTCAAGTAATCCAGAATAGCGAGGGTCAATTACTTTGTCCAGGTCAATGGAAATATGACGCACCCAGTAACTAATTCGAGTTACGGGTTTATCGGGGTTGGTATCATCGATAACTTCTTTCGCGTCAATGATTTCGTAAGTCGGTAATGGGTAGAACGTCCACTCTTCGACTATTTTGAAAAATGTTCCGATAGTTGCGCGTCCCTGTTCGGCCAGCAGCTTAAGCGCTTCATCGGCTGACATCTGCGATTCGGCTATTCGGGCGTCGATGATGGCTTTTATGTACGGTTTTGCATAGTTTTCAGCTCCAATGTTACGGGCTGCCTTCTCCGAATATCCCGCCCTTCTCGCGGCCTCGCTGGCATTAAAACATTTGAGGTATTCATCCACGAATACCTTTTGCTTGTTGCTCAGCGGTTTATTTTCAGCCCGATCCATAATCGCTTCCGCGCTCATCGCCTCTCAATCTCTTCCCGTACGCAATCACCGCAATAGGCAGTTCCTTCGCTGTCTTGCGCGATTGCGCTGGTCGGGTGTCCGCCAGGATGGGGTTTTGCATGATCTTGTCATGGCAGAATTTCCAGCACCAAATGACCGGTTGCCAATGCAATCAGCACGGCCACAATCAGCGAAGTGATAATACCAAGAATCCAACGCAGTATATTTTGTAGCACTGCGACAGAAGCGGTTAACTGCGCAAGATCGCGCTGTAACTCGATCAGATGCACGGCTTGGTCGTCAATCTTGCGCCAGGCTGCGTCCAGTCTACTGCTCATAATTGGAGTGTTGCCCGCCTCCCTGTTTTCGGCTGCACGTTGTCGATCGTCTAACACTTTGATAGCCGC